GCCCCAGTCAACGAGCAAGATTGACGCAAGGTCTGATCCTGTGCCCCCGTAGGTCTGGAACATGGCGCGGCCTGCTTCGTCTGTCTGAGAAGCTGAGGTAATATGTCCCTCTATGCCGTTGAACTGGTGACCGCCCGCACTGGTGCCGAGCACGTAAGCGTCGGCCATGGTTATGCCGAGGCCCTCGTAGTGAGGATGAGACATTCGCTCCACGTAGGCTGAGAAATTGGGCTCAATATCCATCATGCGTTCATCGATCTGCAGCCTGGATTCGAGCATCCCGATCTCTGCCCGGTATGATTTCATTTCGCCCTTGCTGGAATCAATACCGTTGTTCAGGTCAACCCAGGAGCCCGTGACGAGCTTGGTTTCCCTGACGAACTTATGCGATGTCTTGTCGTTTGCCGGGAAGAAGGGGATATCCTGAAGAATATCCTGCTGCTCGGAAACGGAATAGATCATCTGCATTATCCCGCCATGCGGCCCTTCCAACTGTTTCAAGTTGTAAAGGTTGGCGAGAGTGCCAATAGTTGACATTTATTATGCCCTCGAAGTTAAGCACCCCCCGACCGACGTTGCTGTCTCGCTTCCTGAGCCGCGGCGGCCTTTGGAAACGGTACGTTTTGCATGTCCCCGGGGTTCACTCCTCGTGGAGCTACTGCCTCGGCGGTGGCCTTCCCTATGTCAGCAAACATCCGCACTATGGCTGGATGGCTTCCTAGGCCGGTATTCTTGAGCACGCCCAAAGCCTCTTCAGATCCGTACTTCTGTACTGCTACTCTTGCGCGGTCCAGGTTGGGTTCAAACTCCCCGCCCCATTCTTTACGCAAAGATAGCTCAGAATCACGCCTGTTGGCTTGAACTGCTCTCCGAACATCCGCTACTGCTTGGTGGGTTCGCTCTGCGTCCCATTCGACGGCCTTGACTACTTGCTCTTGAGTCATGCCAGTGTCAAACGCCATCTGCTGTACTGCTTCCATCCCTTCGGGTGTTAGCTTGTCCTCACCAGGCATTTTCACGCCAGACAAATCGTATTTGTCGGGAGAATCAATACCCCCTCGTAAGAGGCTATTGTATCGTGCCGTCTCTTCCACCGTTGCGCCTTCCCCCGGTATCTCTACCGAGCGACTTTGTTTTCCCTCAATTTCCACATAAGCCTTAGCTAATGAATTCAGTCCGTCGAACTTCACCAGGCTTGGATTTCCCTTGAGTTCTGTCTTGAGTGAATCGTGCCACCCAGGAATCCCAACAGTTGAGTCGGCAGTGCCTGGGGGTACAGCTTCCTTCCCCCCAGATCCGTCAAGAGCTTGATTACCCGCCACGTCTGGTGTTCCTGCTGAAGTATCAGCTATCCCACCTGTTAGCAGATCGCCCTCTTGTACATCGCTCATTATGTCTCCTCTGCGACTGTAGGTGTCGCTACGGTCATTATTTGCGCTGTCAATTCCGATCGGTGGCTAAGTTGCCCAGGGAGCATCTTGCCGAAATACTTCTGCATCACTTTGACTGCAAAATCTTTCAGCACCTCAGCCTCACGGCTTGGCAGCTGCATGTCATACAACCACAAATCCTCGAACAAAGCATCAAAGAACGTTCGTCCATTACCCGTATTGTATACTTTTTCAGACGCTATGCGCAACAAGGATAGCTTGTCGGGCTTAAGTCCGAAATCGGGTAGCTCAGTCGAAGGCATCGTCCACCGCCTCATCCACGGCTTCGTCGATAGCCTTGTCCATAGACGCTTGCACCTCGGCGCGGTCCTCGTCAGACATCAGGCCAGCCTCGTCCGGGTTCATCGGCTTTCCGTTAGCATCACGGAGAACCTTTATATCCTCCGGCGCCACCATAAAGCCCGCTCTCTTCCGAATAACCTTCATCACCTGCGCCTCGAAAGCATCCGCCCGCTTCTCCATAGCGTCCAGCTCATCGGCAACGGCTTCCCACGCGGCCCGCGCACCTCTATCGGTGCCCCTGAGCCTCATCGCGTAGTCTCTAATTGTCTCTATCATCTACTGTCCCCCCGTCAACTGTTTGGTTACAGCTTCCCCAGGTGATCCCGGTTCCGGAGCTTTCTGCAGGTTAGGCACCATGCCCGCTACCTGCTCTGCCTGGTTAAGCTGCTGCTGTTGAGCGATAGCCGCAGCCCTTGCTTTCCGCTTCTGGGCAACAATCGGTTTCTCCTCGATACTTGTCTGAGGGAATCCCTCACCGTCAAGGCTCTTACGTGTCAGATCATCGAGGTTTACATTGTCCCACAGATCCGGTCGCTGGGCAGCTTCCGCCAGACCGGCAACGAATGCCACGCCACGGTTGAGCCCGTTAGCCCGGTAGTATTGCTTCTGCGCCATAGCCAGCAGGCCGATAAAGTCTATGTCTATCGGTAGCCCCGTCTGCAACAGTGCAGGAGGAGGAGGTTTCAACCAACCGCGCCTGAGAGCAATATTAAACGTCCTCTTGACCAGTGGGCGCAATACCTCCGCGTTCTGCCGTGTAAGAGGCCCTGAGAGGCTAATAACCCGCTCTCCTTGGCGTTCTGCTACCTCTCGTGCAGTCATCTCCCGTTGAGCGTTGCCCAGCATCTTAAATAGGTCGGTGAAGAAGTGCTCCCCAATATCCGCATGATACCCTTGCAGAACGTCCACGCCGAAAGGATAGCCGCTTCCGGTATCCATCGCAAAGATACGCCGGTTAGGATCCCGGTACTCATTTGGGGCACCAGGGAGCATTGAATATTTAGCCATCATCTCGCGCGGGACATTCCGAGGAGGGTTGACCAGCAAGTTAGCTGCATCGGTGGTAGTCTTCTTTGCCTGATTAGCGCGCTTGATATCCGGGAAAGCGTCCATTCCAGGTGATCGACCATAGACTTCATACGAGTTCTTCCGCCATCGCCCCACGACAAGGGGCATCTCGAAGTAACCCGACTCGGCCAATACTGAATCATCGGGGGTATACATTTCTATACTTGTGAATGGCATTTCGGTATTCAGGTCAGAATAGATATTCCTATCATATCGCGGCTGTACCACATGCAGAAACTCATGCTTCTTGTTCAGCCCATCCGGTGTCTCAAACATCTGCTTGGTGGCATACTCGATCTCGTCGCCGTACCGTTGCAGCGCCTGCCGCCCGGTGTACCAGACCGACCGATACACCGAATCAACCCGACCGTCAGGCCCTTCAAGGATAAACGTCTCCTTGGGGTGCCTGGTCGAATAGACGATCCCATGGGCGAAACTCTCCTCCACAAGCTGAGTGGCCGTGCCTACCGACCCCAGGTCAAGGTAGAACTCGGTCAGCGCATCGTAGAAGTTAGTCTGAGAGAAGATGACATACAGCCTCTTTTCCGAGTCTTCGAGCCAATCCTTGACATAGGGGATCTCGTTGAGTTCCTCTGCCGCCATCCGGAGTCTGAACCACGGGCTTGCCGGTCCTGCATTATACCCCACCATGCCATTCGCCAGGGTCTGCAGCATAGACACCGGCCTTGAATCGTAAATCACCTTACCTTTCTTCGTCTCTTGCGTTGCCGTATTCTCATTGCTCGACCACATATCACGCGAAGGGAGCAGGTATCGTGTAATCTCTTCCCACTGGCGCTCCCAGTCTTCCCGGTCCTGCTTCAGTGTGTCGAATACCTGCATGTACAGCTGTACTCGTTTTTGGTCAACCATTACTCAAGCCCCCATGTATCCGTATCATACGTGTCTACCGGCGCACCGCCCATTGACGGGAGCATGTTGTCCGCCTGGTAAGCTACGTGGCCCACCAGCAGCACCAGGTCGCCTACCTCGTCTATTTCCTTGAGTGATACCGCGTCAAGCTCACCTGCGAGCGTCTCAGCAAGCTCGAGCCCTTCTGATACCTCTATGCGCCCCTGTTGGTAGGCTGTAATCAGTGCCCCGACCACGTCGGCGGTCGGCATATACTGTTGAGTGCCATCGCTTCGAGCCTTCCGCTCAGCAGTAAGCACTGCGCAGATGGCGTAACAGTCACCCGTCAGGATCCGGGAGGCTATCGCACTTGTCCCCAGAGTGTTGTCAACCACTACCACAACGTCACCACCAGCAGCCTGCAGGTCGAAGATAGGGCTGTTCGCCACCCGCTCGGCCTCGTCTATCACGTCAAGCCACGGTTTATCCAGCCGCATGAGCTCTACAACCTCTATCTTGGCTTCCGGGCCTCTCTCGCCATCAGGGAAAGAGATGCCCGCAGCAGCTATCAAACTGTGGTTAGGTGGTTCACGGAGAAGGGCAGCCACGACGATTGTCGCGTACTGGTCGTATCTTGTGTATTCTTCTCTCAACTTTCAGCTCCTTGGCATGGCAGGTACGCCGCGACTGATAATTGATGTTCTTAGCGGCGCAGTAGTGGCGCGTGACTTCTCTACTTCATCGAAATCTATCACGCTACCTGGAAGGTATACTTTATATACTACGGCGTCAATCCCGTGGTCGTTGCCATCCGCAACCAAGGGGAGAACATGACCCTCTTTGTCTTGCCGCCATGACCATGTAGCACATTCCTTCATAAGCTCAAGCGACCCCTCGATGACATGAATGCGCAGGCCCTGCATGAATAAGGCAGCCGACGGCTTGAACGACTTCCCCCACTTCTTGCACGCCTTCACCATCCAACCTTCTCGGCATAGCTCCTCGATCGACTTGGGTTCTGCCGAATCCGCAGTGATATAGGTATTTTTCGACATGCCAACAGCCGTCATGGCTTCTGATAAATCCTGGTTGGTAAGCCCCGTCATGTATACCATTTGTTTAACCCACACGTCCCGGTTGTGCTTCCAGACAGCCACTACAGCCGCTGGATCGTTCGCATATCCAAAGTCAATAGAATACCCAAGAAAGCGGACACCTTCCGGGACAGTTTTCACGACATTCCACCCCGCGCTTTTCTCGTCCTTCTCCGGTATGGCACGAAGAATCGACCCCTCTAATTCGGTGAACTCGCCCCTGGCCCACATCAAATACAGCGCCGGGTTGACCTCTTTGTACCCTTCTAGCTGAATGACCGTCCTTTTCGGGCAGTGTGCGTTGTCTTTGTACCAAGTACGTAGCACGCACGCTTGACCCGTAGGCGTCTCAGTAACCCGCGGCACGCTCATTTCATGTTCTACATCGATGAACCGCTTCTGTAACCAGTGTTGGTAGCCGGCGATCTGGGGGACAGGGTTGAAGGTAAGGTAGAATGCCGGTGGTGGCTCACATGGCGTACTCATACCAGCGTCCAAGGTGTCAAAATCAAGCTCGTTGAACTCGGTGGCCTCTTCAAGCCAATAATCCGTCACCTTCTCAATAGATTTCATCTTTTCAGGGTTGTCGGCACCAAAGAAAATGAATTCAGAGCCGTTCGGGAGCACTATTCTACGCTCTTGTTTGTTGATTTTGCACATGGACAGGGGGAAAGCCTCCATGATTGCATCCAGGATTCTCTCCCAGACGGTCTCGCGTATGGAGGTCGCAACCTTCCTCCCTATTGCTATTTTCCGCCCTTTGTACGTGCATCCTTTCCGCACAAGCAATTGAGAAACGGAAAACGACTTAGACGAGCGCCGCCCGCCGTAGATAACGAAATACCGACAATCAAGGCCCCACAGACCCTGGTAGGTTTCGTTAATCGCTACTGAGGTCTGTGCCATATGGTACTACTTGGTAATCAACACGCACAGTATTGTCAGTAGCCCCTCTCACCAGCTCAGCTATGTCCTGCCACGCTTGCCGCCGATCGTTAGCCAGTAGCCGTATCTCCCGCAAGGTAGCTAAACGGTTGCGGACCGCTACGGTGAAAGCGTCCCGCAACTGGGCCACTAAAACAGTCGCTCCTTTACTATCACCCGCCTCTGCCGCCCTGATTGCTGCCATAGCATCCTCGCTGAATTGTGGTCCGTTCTCCACCTCGTCAAGCAGTGCGTCGAGCTTGCCGTCAAGCATAGTCCATTTTTCGAGTACCATAGAAAGAACTTCTGGAATCTCCCCCAGCCGCTCTTTCATTACCTCGACCGCAGTATCCCGCGCCTCTACCACGCGCTCATCGGTAGCCACATCCTCAAGGGTTTGGTTCATGTGCTCTTTATGCCGACCCACCGTCCCCTTTGATAGACCGTATTGGGCTGCTATTCCGCGCATTGACTTGGTGCGATCCATGATAGCTTTATTGATTGCTTTTCGTTGAGGGTGGGTACAGATGGTACAGACTCGTGGCATGGCATCTCCTATAAAATAACGCAGGCCGGGCTACGTGGTTAGGATAGCACGACCTGCGAAAGGAGGGAAACACGGTAGAGCTAAATGTACGCCCGTGAGGTTGCGCTGTCAACGGGGTAAACATGCGTGTAGTGGTTTGGTAAATAAATCGTTAAACTTGCGAAACTTTCCAAGTGTTAGCTATTGACTTAGTTCGCCATGGCGACTATTTTGAGTGTATGATTAAACGAAAGGAGAACAAAACAATGAAAATTACAGTCACAGAAAATTGGGACGGGTTTGGAGCGGATGATACGATAGATGAGGC